CACCATTGGGTCCTTCGACTATGGTATCATTGATCTGTAGAATACGAATACCGTTGTAGGTTCCATCCAGTTGCTGGTATGTGGCAATGTGCTGATCATTGTTGATGTTTACACCGCCACCAATTGGATCTAGTCCATAGATTGCAGTTGGTACGTTAAAATACAAAGGTGCTGGTTTGTTTTCAAACTCGCCGGTGCTGGCATTGTAGCGACTGAGTGCCAGTTTCAAACCACCGCCGGTTTCGCCCAGTTTCCACCAGATACTGCCAGTGGGTCTTGGTTCTGTGTCAGTACCAAACCATCCACCACTGGGTGTCTGTGCATAGTTACCAAAGAACAGGATTGGTGCAAAATATGATCCAGGTGCAATACCTAACACTGTGTTTACGTTCATGGTACCGTTGGCCAAAACAATCTTGCCAAGCGTAGCAGAACTGGTGCAGAACAAGCTGAGCTTGGTTCCGCTGGTACTGGCTTTGACTCCAGTAATTGCAGCAGCATTGATATCTGATGCTAATGTACTGACACTGGTACCGGATGTGGTAACTGTAGTACCATTAATAATAAGTGTTGTGCCTGCTGAGATTGTTGGGTTGGCCACAGTACCGGTCACTGCAGGAATATGCAGTTGCCATTGTGGGCTACCTGCCAAGACCCATTGATTGGCTCCTGGTCCACCGTCGGCCACTGCCACAGCATCATAATTTGTTTTGTGCCATAAACGTATGACACCAGGATGTACACCGTCGGTCTTGGTAACTACCAAGGCCTGATCGTCCATGGCGCCTACACTGCGCTTGGGTTTTGGAACGTCAAATGCAAAAGCCACATCATTTTCCACTTGTGTGGGATCAGATATGATCAATGGATTGCTGTCAACAAATGTGTTTGTAGTACGGTCAAGAGTGTATGTGCCCCAGGTGGTTGCATCAATGTCAAGCCAATATGTACCATCTGCAGGTGCAGATTTTGGACGAACACTGGTACCAACCAGTTGATTTAGATCAATGTCGGCACGGATAGCATACAGCTGATTGCCTAGGCCTAGCGCACTGTAAGCAGCCATCAAACCGTATTCGTTGAGTTCACCAGCGTGTACAGGAGTGCCTGCAGAACTGGTACGGAATGTGGGTGTGCCCATGGCAACAACTAGATCACGCTGACTGGTAAAACTTTGTAGTTTACCTGCGTTGGCCTTGGTTGTACCTGCGGCTAAGACGCCGTTGTAGGCTTTATCTTGTGCTGTGGCTAGAACTACCAAGGGTACTGAACCCACGGTGTTGGTCACAAACTGACTTTGATCGGTTACGGAAATTTCAATTCCTGGGGAAACTAATGCCATGGTCTCTTTCCTTTAAAAGTACTATGTTAAAGTTATTTATTAGCGATTGGTGTTTTTTGGTTGCTAGAGGAGCCTTTGCCAAGGTTTATTGTAAATACAGCATGCTCAAGCGAGATCTTTGTCCCATATGCCACTCAAATCTAGTGGCTGTAAACTACAAACGTGCTGGTGTCACACACTACAGAAACAGTTGTGCACCGTGTATAAGAAAGGGTCGCAAGCTCAAGCCCTTGATGCCGGCCTGGGTCTTGGCAGGTTATAAGAAACGTGAACGCTGTGAAATGTGTGGCTTCAAAGCCAAGACTGCCAAACAGTTATTTGTGTGGCATGTGGACGGTAATCTCAAAAATACCAATGTGCTGAACTTGAAAACAGTCTGTGCCAACTGCCAGATTGAACTGGCAGGCACTAGGTTGCCGTGGCGGCCGGCTCCAATAGTACCAGATTTTTGATCTGTGCATACAGCTCTTCAATAGAGCCGTTGTTGTCAACCACAGCGTCAAAATCTGTGCCAACCCAGGCAGTTTCTGATGCATGTACACCAAAGGCTTGTAGAGCCTGCCAGGCACCTTCCACGCCTTGATTAGCAGATAGGGCCATGTGGTACCAGGCCGGGTCTGGTCCACGATGTACTCTGATCACCATGCCACCGGCCTGTTTGATACTGCGGATTTCATTGGGGAATCTGCAGTCGCTGATCACAATGTTGTCACTGGCTGATCTAAGTTTGTTTTCTATGCTGGCTATCCAGATGTCGTCATGAAAACTGCGTCGGCATACTTCGGTACCCCAGAGCTGGAGTACCAGTCTGGGTGTCAGACCAGGCATGTTCAATCGCTGGCTCCACCAAGGATCCACCTGCTCACGCCAGGCACGTGCCTGTTTGGTACGCCCTTCCAGTAGTTCGCGATCCCAGCCAAACACTGCGGCCACAGCGTCCTTGAGTGTGGCTGCAAATGAATCACGTCTAAACTCATGAAAGTTTACCAAGTAGTCGGCTATGGTGTCCTTGCCCGAGCCGATAAAACCGCAGATGCCAATGATCATAAAAAAGCCCCTATGTGTATAGAGGCAGTTTATACTATTTGCGGTTGCTTGTCAACTAGCCCATGACCCAGGTAAGTGGTTGGCTACCGTCCACAAATGTCTTGAGTTCTTCTTCAAGTTTTTCCATTTCTGTGGCCGCTTCGGCCTTGAGGGCGGCACCATTTAGGGTGGCTCCGCCCTGGGGTCCAGCTATGGTAGAAAACTTTTCACGTGCTTCACCCAAGATGCGCTTACAGAAACTGTAGGCATACTCTTGCACCCAGGGAAATGCCTGTGTGTCGTTTAGAATCATTTGATCGGGTTTGGTGTTGTACATCCACAGCAGCACACTTTCCTGTTGCTCAATGGGCGGGTTGGCACCCTGATTAGGCATCTTGCGTATCACAGTCAGCTTCTTGGTCACAGGATTGAATGTGAAGTTCATGAATCCACCAAACATTCTCATGGCCAACTTTTGATAGTCCACAAACAGTTCATAGTTGACCAAGCCGCCCACACGTCCGGCCACCAGCATGTAAGTGTTCAAGTAGCCAGAAGCAAATGGTTCAAACTGACTGGCTGTGGTACCCGACACTGATCCAATACCACGACGATATATGGCTCTGATGCTCTGTATTTCTTTGGGCATGATGTATTCTTGTGTTTCAGGCAAGAGTCTGAGATGTGCGTAGCTTTCTTCCACACTGTTACCAGCACGCTGACGATACTTGATCAGGGCCTGTTTGATGCCCATTTCATAGTGTTCTTTGTCCAGTTCCACATCCACAATGCCGTCAGCCAACCGCATTCTGATATAGTCGGTAATGGCTGCACGCAGGCTGTCGTTAGTGCTGCCGTATTCCCAGTCGGGATCTGTGGCACCTGAACCTGTGACCGTGGTGTCCCCTGGAAACGCTATGTGTGCGCCAGTCTGTGTGCCTGTGTTGGCGTCAAACAGATTGGCTGTTTGTATGATGTTTTGATTGGTATAGCCGGTTTCGGCTGTAACGTTGCCAGTATAGGGTGTGGCCATGTGCTACTCCAGGTAATACAGTATTTATTACTGAGCTCGGAGTAGGATGGTTTCTGGGTTTATGCGTCCGTTAAGGCGTGTTTCTGTGGTCTTGATACTATCTAAAAACTTACGCAGTTCTATCTTGGTAGCACGAGCAAACTCCTTGAGTTTTTCCTCTGGCTTGCGCAGAGTTTTTGACACAGATTTGGCTTCGTCGTAGCCAGTAATAGTAGTGCCTTTGACGTTGAGTGGGCCTTGTAGGCTGTCAGCCACATACCGACCCAATCTGCGTGTTTTGGTGTTGTAGACCCAGAGCTCTTGTGCGCCCACTATGTCCACTGGGTTGACGCTGACCAGGCGCATGGATTTGTCTTCTCGAGCATACTTGAGCTTGGCCACTACTTTTTCCTTGCTGACCGATTTGGGAGCTCGTACCTTTTTGGTGGCCTTCTTCACACCACGATACTGTATGATGTCGTTCAGTATCTGATCAATGAATGCCATGATACGCTTGTAGTCAGCCGCACGATAGTGGCTGTAGCCTTCGGTCAGTTGCTCATCCACCCGTTCAAAGGCCTGTGCCAGTTCAGCAAAACGAGCCTGGAACACAGCTTCGTACTTGGAGAGCTGGCTCTGTGGCACATTGTTGGCTGTCAAAAAGTCATAGGGCTTGAATGTGTACTTGGGATTCTTGAGAAACTCGTCATAGTGTCCTTCTAGCTCACCAATGACTTCGGCTGTTTTTTCGTTGAGTCTGTCTTGTATGGTAGGAACTGCCGCTTTGGGTTTTTCTTCTGCTACCACTTCTTCTACCGTATCCACATCGCCACGAGCAATGGCACGTTCGATTTCAGTGTCAACAAAAGCAATATGACGCTCACGCAAGGGCATGCCAGCACGATGTGCCATGATCAGGCTGTGTACAGTCATGGGCACTGATCGGTCTGGGCTACGCTCAAAGCTCTTGATTTCTTCTCGGGTAAATTCGTGGCTGTTGCGCATCCACTCAACCACGTATTTTTTGGTGTCTTTTTGTGTGAAGTAGTAGTTGTAATAGTAAAAACTTTTTCTTAGATGATTGTCAAAGGTGTCATCATCCATGGCTCGAGCACGTTCGGTGTCCCATACCGGTTCTGAACCTGTGTATTTTTCATCACCAAACAAGGCGTTGCGTGTGGCTTTGACCTTGGCTTTGATTGTTTTACCATTTACTTTGATACCCATTCACACTCCTTGACTAATATTGTATTATACTATTTTGGCATTATTTGGTCAACCGCTGAGATGTGCCCAAGTAATATACTGTTCCAGTGTAGTTATGGTTTCGCGGCATTCAGCTTCAAGTTCTTGGTATTTGGGCGTGGGCTTGTTGCGCCTGCGGCAGTTGACTAGTTCTATGTCCATCAGGCTCCACAGCTCGCGGGCATGGCGCCAAATACGGCGCAGATCTTCACGCTGATCAGGCCGTACATCTTGATTTATGGCAAAAAATGCTTGATCAATGCGGTATTTGAGTTCACGATCTGGCTCCATAACATTATTATAGCATTTTGAACCTTAACTGTCAAACCCATAAATACAACATTAAGGAACTAGTTATGCCACGTTTAAGCCTTTGGCAAGATGGACGACATTCAAACGATTACAAGTTTATAGATCGCAGAATCAGCGAAATGTTTACCATTGGTGGCACAGGTATCTTGGTCAACAAGTATCTGGGCGTAAATCAGCAAGGCGTTAGCAAATCAACCAGTGCTGGCCAACTCAGTACTTCTAACATTTTAGACTTCAGTAATACCACAGGCATCAATGTCAATGATTTTGTATTTGCCGCAGGAGTACCCGCAGGAACCCGGGTAGTATCACGTACCAATACTACTGTGGTTATAAGCGCACCAACCACATCGGCCCTACCTGCTGGCACTACCATTGGTTTTGGTCCTGATGCCAGTCAACCCAGCTATGCCAATCAAAGTGAAATGAACATACAAGATCTGTTGTGGTTGGAAAACCGCGACAGAAAGTATGACACATCAGTGTACAAAATGCGTGGCATCTATCAGCGTGCGGATCAGGACTTTGACCTAAGTCAGTTTGGCTTGTTCCTACAGACCGGCACCTTGTTCATGGTGTTTCACTTACGTGACATGGTTGACACCATTGGTCGCAAACTCATGGCCGGTGATGTGCTAGAACTACAGCATTTAAAAGATTACGATGCCTTAGGCGATCTACCAGCCGCACTCAAACGCTATTATGTGGTGGGTGATGCCAGTTTTGCTGCCGAGGGCTTTAGTCCTACCTGGTGGCCACACCTGTGGCGTGTCAAACTCAATCCCTTAGTAGACAGCCAAGAATACAAAGACATACTCAACAATCTCAAGATCGACACTGACGGCGACGGAGTTGAAGAAACTCCAGTGGGCCAGATTATCAGCACCTACGACAAGTTCTTGGACATCAACGAACAGATTCTGGTACAAGCCGAAGTAGATGTGCCCAAATCAGGCTATGATACCAGCACCATTTACACCTTGGCCACCAACCAAGATCGTAGCCAGCCCATTGGTGATCCTGTAACAGCCGACAACACAGCCATCAGTGCTGACAATGTGGGTGTCACTGCTGACACCGGCGTGGCCAGTCCGCTGAAAAAAGTACAGGGATATCTCACTGGAGATGGCCTAGCACCCAATGGACTTACCACTGGTGCTGGTGTGGCCTTTCCTCCCAACCCCAGCCAAGGCGATTTCTTTTTGCGCCTGGATTATTTGCCCAACCGTTTATTTAGATACACAGGAAGCCATTGGAGTCGTGTAGAAGATGCAGTACGTACCAATGTGACTCCGGGCACAGATAATAAAACACAACGCATGACCTATGTAAATAACACAAACACCTATACTGATGCAACCGGAGAAACACGCAATGAACGTGTGCCACTCAGCCGGGTGTTCACACCGAAAGCCGATAACTAATGCCAGTTCAGTTTGCCTATGATGGCCAGATACGCCGATTCGTCATGCAGTTCATACGCATGGTATCCAACTTCCAAGTGGAGTTTGGCAAAGACTACAACGGAGACCGTACCTTACAAACTATTCCTGTGTACTACGGAGACATCAGCCGACAAGCTGCCATGATCCTGCGTGGCAACAGTGAAAACACTCTCAATGCTGTACCAGCCATGGCCACTTACATCAGTGCCTTGAGTTATGATCGTGAACGCCTGCAAAATCCTTTCTACGAAGGCACAGTGCGCATACGTGAACGTGTGTACAACGATGTTGAACAACAGTTTGAACAAACACAGGATGGTATCTATACTGTGGAACGACTCATGCCAGCTCCTTACCGGCTGACCATGAAACTGGACATCTGGACATCAAACACCGAACAAAAACATCAGATCATTGAGCAGATGATGCCCTTGTTCAATCCTGGCTTAGAAATACAGAGTACTGACAACTATGTTGACTGGACCTCATTGAGTGTAGTATTATTAACTGATGTTGCTTATTCCAGTAGAACAGTACCACAGGGCGGCGAAGAAGCCATTGACGTGGCCACACTCACATTTGAAATGCCTATCTGGCTCAGCTTGCCGGCCAAGGTCAAGAAAATGGGCGTGGTGGCACAGATCATTGCCAGCATCTATGACGCACAAGGTGACCTTAGCCCTGAAGTTGTGTTTACCACACAAGGTCTCATGAGTCAACAACGATTCTCGCCCATGAACTATGATGTGCTGTATGTGGGCAACACCTTGACCATTTACAAACAAAATGCGCATGAAACCGAGGATGGTGCAGTGTTAGGCACCAAGATGCGTTGGAATGATGTGGTCAATCTTTACGGTCGATTAACCAACGGCATCAGTGAAGTACGACTCACATTTCCGTATCCAGACGGCGCACATGAAATAGCAGGCACTGTGGCCTACAATCCCACTGACGACACACAGTTGTTGTTCACACCGTTTCCTGCTACCTTGCCAGCCAACACACTCACAGCGATCACGGCTATCATTGATCCAAGAAATGTGGATGTTGACAGTATGCTGTTAAATCCGGCTGTGGGTACCAGATATCTCGTCTTGGGTAATATAGGTAATGCCAATGCCGAAACACCAGTGGCCTGGGCTGGACCAGCTGGTACAGACTTGGTTGCACGTGCCAATGACATTATTGAGTGGAATGGTTCATTTTGGACTGTGAGTTTTGACAGCAGAGAACCTGCTCCACAATATGTGACTAATCTAACTACCACTATCCAATATCGTTGGACTGGCTCAGAGTGGGTCAAAAGTGTGGAAGGTCTGTATGAATCCGGGGAATGGAGCCTGGTTCTTTAAATGAGTAATCATAACGAAAGTGCTGGCGCATTGATTTATGCGCGACGCACCAACCGCTATCTTTTTTTGTTACGTGCTCGCAGCAGATATGCAGGCACCTGGGGCATTGTGGGAGGACACATTGAGTCTAGTGAAACTGTGATGCAGGGACTGATTAGAGAAGCCAAAGAAGAAATAGGTCAAGATTTTACCACCAACAAGTGTATACCTTTGGAAACATTCACAGCCGACAACAAAAAGTTTGTGTATTACACCTTTTTGATCACTGTGGATGATGAGTTTGTGCCGCAACTGAATGCTGAACATCGCGGATATTCGTGGGTAGAAATAGATGATTATCCTAGACCGTTGCATCCAGGACTGTGGCGCAGTTTTAGTTTTGAGATTGTGCGTAAAAAAATAAAAACTCTAGAAACGATTTTGCGTTAACCAATATCGGCTTCAGTAATAAACTGTCTGAAATCAATCTGTCTAAAGTTTACACGCTTTTGTAGTTCTACTGAACAGGCACTTTTTTGAGTAGGAGTTACTCGAATAAAGTCTGTTTGTTTGTAGGTATCCATGACCTGACACAAGGTTTGAATCCAAAAACTGTTTTCGGCTTCGTCACTGTAGCCATCGTATCCAAGCAAAAATAATTTTTTATGGCCATCAAAGCAGGCCAAGTATGCTGCCATGGCGCCTGCATCATAGGCAGGGTTTTGTGGTACCAGATAAAACTTGCCAGGATATTGTAACAGATATTGAGCGTTGGTATAAACAATATGATCTGTGGGGTAGTCGGATTCAGCAACTGCTTTGACTTTGGCGGGATCGGTGACAATCAAAAAGTCTGGAGTAAACCCTTCTTGTACAACTAAGTTACAGGCATAGCTTTGTAATTTGTCTGTGGCACGAATACCACCTTTGTGATTTTCAATCAGGCGTAGGTCAAAACTGTAACGACTGGGTCCGTTGCCAATGGCAATGGCTTGTTTGGTTGTGTAAGATGTAAAAACGGGGTTGGGAATGTATTCTGTTTTAGGGTCCCAGGCATTGTCTTTGAGTACTAGTTCAGATACAACGCTTTCGCCCGCATAACTTGTACGATATATTTGTTTTAGTTTTTGCATTTTAAAATCTTCCCACAACCACCTCAATGGTTTCTATAGTATTTGTATTTATTGCTTCTAGAGCTTTACCTACCACGCAACCAGGTAAAAAACGGCTGTTGTCTATGCGCTGTGCCACACCCGGAGTAGAACTTGTTACCAGTACGTCACCTTTGGCTACGGGTCCTTGTACACGGCAAGGCACACGCCCTTGCAAGGCCACAGGCAAACCTGGATTAGCAGCATTCATCAAGTACGCAGGATTGATTGATATCACACCGGCTACTCTGGGATCATGATCTTGTGTGGTTACCGTGCCTTCTTGCTCCCCGCCGAACACAACCACAGTACCATTGGTGTAGGCTTGATCAGGTGCATAGTGTTCTGCTAAGTCCGCATATTTGGCTTGAACACTTACTCCATACATATTGTTCCACCAGGCCGTAGTTGATCCTAGATTATAAGTTAAGTTGGCACTGGGTACAATATCGCCAGTGGAACTGGTTGTGCCTGCCAAGGTAATAGTGGTCACATTAGAAGCTGATGCTATTCTAATACCAGTAGTAGCACTTGCCCAAGTGGTCAAGGTTAATACAGCATTTCCCAAGCTAGGACCAGTGGCCACAATAGCACTATCGCCTGCGGTGCTCAATCCGTTATAACTACCAGATCCAATGTTTGGAATAAGAGCAAGATTTCTATTGCCATTGGTCACGCTAACTATTTTTGTAGAACTTACTAGACCGCTAGAATCAACTACACTTAGGCCTGTTGTGCCACTGACTGTCAGTCCGGTAAGAGTACCAAGACTTGTTACGTTAGTCTGTGCCGCAGTTGATAATGTTCCAGTTAAGGTAGCGCCAGAGTTACCAATGGTTCCTGCATTTACTGTGCTGGCAATAATGGTATTATTGCTGGTAATGGCGCCTGCTTGAATAGAACCAGTATTGATTGCACCTGCCACACCCAAGCCGCCGCGTATTACCAAGGCACCAGTTGTGGTGCTAGTACTTGTAGTAGTACCAGTAACAATTACATTGCCGCCGTCGGCCAAACGCAGGTATTCAGTGTTTCCGCTACCAAAACCTATACCGTTATTCATGCCCAATGGATTGAATTCAATGTAGCCTTGGTCAGTTACATTTATTCGTTGTTGTATTTTTGTACTGGCTGTGGTCCAATCTGCGCCTTGAGCAACTCTGTTTTTTGTAATTCTTAAATAACTCACATTGGCCACAGTGGCTACAAACTCAGCCACTGTTAATGTATTACCTGTGGTTGCCTCTAGATTACCTGCATGAACATATAAATTTGCTCGAGTCAAAGAAGCAGACGCACCTATACTGACGTTGCCAGTCAGTGTGCTCGGTCCAGTAACTGCAATATTCGCTAAGCCTGTAACATATCCGCCCGATAATCTAATGTTACCTGAACTTAGGTTTGTGGCCACTGCTGTGGTTGCTACCAAACTTGTAATAGTTCCTACACTGGTCAAACTACTGTTGACTACACCTGAGCCCAAGGTAGTTGAAGTTAATACCGAAGCACCATTTATTTCATACTGCTTGCCAGTTAATAGATTAAAATCTTCTGAGCTGGTCCAGGCATCGGTGGCATCTACCCAGCTCAATGTTTTGTCTGTGGTACCTTTGATGGTAATACCAGCACCGTCGGCAGTGGCATCTGAGGGGCTGGCTACATCAGCCAACACAATGTTTTTGTCTTCGACCACAAGATTAGTTGTGTTGATGTTTGTGGTTGTACCGTTGACTGTAAGATTGCCCGTTACTGTGGTATCACCAGCTACTGATAATGTTCCACCAACATACACTGCGCCCGAAATACCTGTGCCACCTGTGACCACAAGTGCTCCGGTGGAACTGCTGGTACTAACCACACCCGAGTTGGCTACAAGATTACCAAATGTGCCTGTGCTTTGACCGCCGGCTGATCCTGTAACACTGAAACTTCCACCCAGGCTGTTTTGAAATGTTATGGCTCCCCCAACAGCACTGATTGTAGCACCGTTGAGATTAATGGTATTGCCAGCTAAAAATAGATCTTTCCAGCGTTGTGAGGGACTTCCTAGATTGTATGTGACATTGGCGCTGGGCAATACATTGCCTGTGACAGTGATATTGGCACCAACGTTGAGAGCACCGCTGATGCCTACTCCGCCGGTAACTACCATGGTTCCTGATGTAGTGCTGGTGCTGACTATAGCGCCATTGGCTGTGAGTTGTCCAGTGGTACCGTTGTAGTACAGGTAGGTTGCTCCACTAAAAGCATTTAGGTCGTTGAACTGTACCTGTCCGTTGGTCCCACCTACTGCTCCGCCGCCGCCGCCAGAAATGTCTGTCCAGGTTATTGCTGTTACTCCTAGCGTAATAGGAGCCGCCGATGTCATACGGAACTGTTTGCCCCCGTATGTGGTGCCTTCTTCTATGCTTAGAGTGGTACCAGGAGTAAGTTTTGTTGCTGTGTCTGCGTCTAGTGTACGACCCCAGGTTCCGTTGGCACCTGTGCCCAGAGTGTTTACACGGTATATACCGTTTTGAGCCGTATTGGATTGGGCACGTACTACTACACGATCTCCCAACACCAAGGTAATATCATCTACTACCGTAGGAGCACCACCAACCAAAGTCACATTTTCAGTGGTCGCGACTCTAGCACTGTTTTTGTAGTCTGAATCGTATATTTGACTGTACTTGGGTCTGGTTAAGGCCATTTTGTATTCCGTTTACACTATTTATGGAAAAACAAAAAGGGCCCTTGGGCCCTCTTTGTTGCCACGTTGCGACGCTTATATACGTCCAACTACTACTTCAATGATACCCTTGGCTCCACTGAAGTCGGCCAGTGCTTTACCAATGATTTGGCCCACTTGTGCATCGTTGTTGGCTCGAGCATAACCAAATCCTGCTGATACCATCAAATCACCTTTTTGTACAGGTCCTGTTACTTTACATGGTACTCGACCCTGTAAAGCCAATGGTATAACATGTTGTCCGGTTAGGCCGCCGTTCATCAAGTGTGCTGGATTGGTACTTACTACGCCAGCCACACGCTTGGTACCCTCAGTGGCGATTGTTACTTCTTTTTCACCACCAAACTCTACCAC